TTGACGATGAAGTCTATTGTCGATGTTGCAACCGAGATGATGTTGACCGGCCCCGGTCGAGGCTCGGCCGCAGGATCACTCGTGGCATACGCACTAAACATTACCCAAGTTGATCCGATTAAATACGATTTGCTGTTCTCGCGCTTCTTGCGTTCGGACGCACAGGATTATCCAGATATCGATTATGATGTATCCGACAGCATGGCGCTTAAGGAGAAACTGGTTGAGATGTGGGGAGAAGACTGTGTTGCGCCGATCTCAAACTGGAACACACTACAATTGAAATCTTTGATTAAGGATATCTCTAAGCTTTATAACATCCCGTTCACAGAAGTTAACACTGTTACTTCTATTATGATCCGCGAGGCAACGCCAGAAGCAAAGCGGAAGCATGGAATTAAGGCAGGTGTTTACGCTCCGACATGGGAAGAAGTCATGGAGTTCTCTCCGGCGCTTAGTTCCTATCTAAATAAGTATCCTCAAGTCAAGACGCACGTTGAGGGTCTTGTCGGTCAAGTACGATCATGTTCACGACATGCCGGCGGCGTTGTAATCGCAGAAAACCTCAATGAGAATATGCCCCTGATTAACTCGGGCGGCGTTCGACAGGCTCCGTGGGCAGAGGGACAGAACGTTCGACACCTTGAACCAATGGGGTTCATTAAGTTCGATTTGCTTGGCTTGTCTACTCTCAAAATGATGGAGGGTTGTATTGAACATATTCTGCAGCGCCACCATGGTGTAGAGAATCCGACATTCGCACAAGTGCGAGATTATTATGAAGAAAAGTTACACCCTGACAAGATGGATATGCACGATGCAGCCATCTATGAGAACATTTTTCACACTGGCAAGTGGGCTGGAGTGTTCCAGTTTACAGAACCCGGCGCCCAACAGTTTTGTGTGAAAGCGAAGCCAAATAACATTATCGATGTTTCCGCAGTCACCTCGATCTTCCGCCCGGGACCTTTATCTGCTGGTGTCGATTCAGACTACGTAGAAGCGAAGGGGCACCCGCAGCGCATCGGATACTTGTCAGATGCAGCCCGGGAGATCACTGAAGAGACTTATGGGTTCCTTATTTTTCAAGAGCAGATTGCGCTGTTGGCTCACAAGCTTGGTGGACTTACTCTCGATGAGGGTAACCTACTCCGTAAAGTGTTAACCAAGAAGGGTACCGGCAAAGGATCAGTAAAGGGCAAGCTGCATGATAAGTTCATCAAGGGCTGTGTAGAAAACAATATTGATCGTGAGAATGCGCAAGCTCTATGGGATAAGTTTGAGTTCTTCTCGGGCTACGGTTTCAATAAATCACATGCAGTAAGTTACTCGATCATTTCATATCAGTGCGCTTGGTTGTGGAACTATTACCCAGCAGAATGGATGGCCGCTTTCTTGGATAAGGAACCAGAGACGCGAAAAGAGAAGGCTATTAATATTGCTAAGCAGTATGGATTTGATATCGCGCCGCTTGATGTTAATAAGTCGGGCACGGTATGGGAGATCAGCGAAGATGCAAAGACACTCATTCAACCGCTCACCTCCATTAAGGGTTTAGGAGTGGCTGCTATTGAGCAGATTCTGTCTAACCGTCCGTTAAACAATGCCGAAGACCTTTTGTTTAATGAGAATATTACTTATTCAAAACTTAACAAGAAGTGCTTAGACGCCTTGTGTCGCGGCGGCGCCCTTGACAATATAGTCGATGAGAGGTTCAGCGGACGCAAACATTTCTGGTCAGCATGTGTAGTTGACCGACCTAAGAATCTAAAGAAGCTTGGCGAGAATATTGAGTTATATCGACCAGAAGGAGATTTCTCGGAAACTGAAATAATCCAGTTCAAGTCGGATTTGACTGGAGTGTTCCCGATGAACTTAGTTATAAAGCCGGAAACAATACAGAGGTTGCAGGATAGGTTTGTGCCACCAATCTCTGAGTACGACAAGGATCTTCAGGTATGCTGGTTTATCCCTCGTAAAATCGTCCCGAAGAAGACAAAGAAAGGTAAGGACTATTGGATTGTTGAAGTGATAGACTCCAACAATGAACTAACTAGGATAAGGTGTTGGGGAGTCAAGCCAGAAAGGGATCGAGTACACCTCAACCGTCCGTATATGGCGAGACTCAACTATGATGAAAACTGGGGGTTCTCAACGTACGCTATCGGTAAAACATTTAAATTATTAGGATAAGAAAATGAATATACTTAAAACATTTAGCCCGCTTCTCAAGGAACCTAGCCTAATTGACGATCTTCCGGTTGTCATCAGGGTACGCAAATTTGATGACGCTGCAGCCAAAGAGTTTAGCTCACTGGTATCAAAGGCACAAAACACCGGACAACCCGTTCTGCCGATTGTCATTGACAGCTACGGCGGTCAAGTGTACAGTCTGATGTCTATGATTTCTGATATCAAACATAGTCGAATCCCAATCGCAACGATTGTACAAGGCAAAGCGATGTCGTGCGGAGCCATCTTATTTAGCTTTGGGGCAGAAGGCAAGAGATATATGGATCCCGACGCCACAGTGATGATTCACGATGTAAGTTCGATGGGTTGGGGAAAAGTAGAAGAGATTAAAGCCTCGGCCGAAGAGACAGATCGTTTAAATCAGAAGATATATAAAATGATGGCAGAAAATTGCGGACAGGATCAAGACTATTTCATAGATATAGTACACCACCGCGGGCATGCCGACTGGTTTATAACTCCAGATTTGTGTAAGAGACACAATCTTGCTAATCACTTGCGAGTCCCGGAACTAAAAATAGAAACAAAGGTTCAGTTCAGCTTTAAGTAAAACTACTTATGGTATGTCTATAGCTAAGAAACTCAAGTGGAAACGTACACTCTCTAGATTACGTTTTAACTATGAAGAGCTTGACCTTATAAAAGAGGTTAGTCGAGAGACCGCGCAGGATTTCCAAAAATATTATGAGCAATATTGCACCTCCCGCGGAATTGATATCTCTAAGCTTAACAGCGAGCATCGAGAAAGAGTGAGCGTTTTATACGACGTTGGAAAAACAATACCAGATAAACATGACGATCGGCAATCCGAAGTAGACCCCACGAATGATACGGCGGTAGCTTTGCATAGTGGTGCCTCCAAAGAATCCAACGAAAAACAGAAAGAACACCAGATGACTACCGATGAAATAGCAGTACACGAAGCCTTCTCTAAGCTCTTTAAACGAATTGCCCTTAAAATTCACCCTGATAGGCTCAGTGCAAACACTCCTCCTATCGAACGTGAATCCATGTTAAGTATGTTTCAAAATGCCAACAAGTCATTTGAACAGAAAAAATATTATGTTTTGCTTGATATCGCCGCACAACTGGGTATAACAACTCCAAAAAATTTTTCCCAACAAGTGCGTTGGATGAAGAGAGAGAACGCTATCATTGAACAAGAAATCAATAAGCAGAAGTCTACATATAATTTTATATTTTCGGAAGCAGAGACCGACGAAGAGAGAGACCAGTTGATAAAAAACTTTATGCAACAAGTTTTTCAACTTCATATACAATAATCTATTGACAACCGGTTCCGCATCTGTTATATTAATAGAGTAGTAACAACAAAGGAGGGCCATCATGGCTAACACTAACGAAGAACGCAAGCGGTATGTAAAGGAATACATTCGCTCGCTAAATGCAATCGAAGAGGCAATGGAGCCGTACAAGGATCAGAAGCGCGACTTGCGCTCGGAGTTCCGAGAGAACGGCTGGCTTAATACAGATGAGATTAGAGCGGCAGTAAAGGCATACCGCCTTTTTAAGGGTAAAGTAAACATCGATGAGGTTGTTGAAAATTTCAACATGATCTCCGGTGAAGCTGGGGGTGAGAGTTGATTATTCAGTTTTCTAAGGCGCGCCACAATGCGCGCACCCCCGAAAGGGCAAACCCGTCAGACGCCGGCTTAGATGTATTCTATAGTCCCGAGGAAACATATGTTGCCGGGAAGTGGTTGCAACCCGGCACCTCTAGCTTATTTCCTACCGGGCTTAAGTTTGGCATACCTCACGGATATATGATAGAGGTTAAGAATCGATCGGGAGTAGCGTCGCGCCTCGGACTAATCGTTGGCGCCTGCGTAGTCGATTCTGGATATACCGGCGAGGTATTCGTTGATTTACATAACATCGGTAAAGAACCACAATTTGTTTCACCCGGAGACAAAATCGCCCAACTTGTAATGACTCCAGTGGTCCACTTTAATGCACAAGAATCGACGTCAGATAAGCTTTACTCTGAATCGATTACAATGAGTGATCGCAATGCAGGCGCCCTAGGGAGCACAGATGAATAGAACAACACAAAAAACAATGTTTAGCTCTGCCACCGGCAACTGGGCAACCCCACAAGACTTCTTTGATAAGTTAAACTGGCGCTTCGGACCATTTACCTTGGATCCCTGCGCGAGTACACATAATACAAAGTGTGCTAACTTCTTCACGGAAGCTGAAAATGGCTTGGACAAGAGTTGGGAAGGTTTTACTTCTTTTGTGAACCCACCGTATGGAAGAGGTATTGACAAGTGGATCGAGAAAGGCTATAATGAAGCTATGAAGAACGAAACAAAAGTTGTGATGCTTATCCCTGCTCGCACCGATACAAAGTATTGGCACAAGTATGTGATGAAGGCATCAGAGATACATTTCGTCAAGGGTCGCCTTAAATTTGGCGACAGTAAGAATTCCGCACCTTTTCCGTCTGCTGTTATAGTATTTGATGGCGCAGAAGAGCTGTGGAGAGTTGAAGGCATTAACAAATAAGGAGATATAATGACTGAAGATATTTTAAACGCAGCTATTCAAAAACTACGCGGAATGGCACTAGAACAATATGCGCTGATTAAAGATTTATACCATCAGCCGGCAAGCGACCAAACAGTTGGCTCTATAAGCAAGCATGCTATTAACTTGGCCCAACTTGAGGGCGCCATGATTACGCTGCAGCAGTATACGAAACCGTTGTCGGAACTTACCCCCACTGAAAAGTCGGTGATGGTCGGACCAGAACCTGAGCCAGAGGAGCCCCCTGAGACAAGGGTGATCACGGAAGAAGATTTAGCGGAACGCTCCGCTACCTTTCGAAAGTCAAAGGGTGTGAAATTTAAGCCGTCAGGTAAAAAGAAAGGTAAAACCAAGTGAATCGTAAACAGCGCCGTGCCGCAGCCAAGGAGGAACACCATGAAGATATCTCAGAAAAGCTCGCCATGTTTCAGAATTTACCTAGTGAGTGTTCAGCTTGTATTAGACCTTTTGACAGAAAGGACAAAGAGATGGCTCTTACTTGGAATGTCGTGGTCAGAGATACTGATACCGTCCGATTGTACTGCCCAAGATGCTGGGACACAGCACAGGCAGTAGTCAAACACTATGAACAGGAGGAAGAATAATGAGTGTAACAAGAATTTCAGAAGAAGGACTCAATCAGATTTTGAATAACCGTGTCCTGGCGCCCGTAACCTGCGTGATTAAATTTTATTCAAATAATTGCCATATGTGTCATTCGCTGCAGGAATATTATTTGGACATATCGAACCAATACGAGTTGGATCCCAAGATAGTTTTTTACGCATATAATGTAGATGATGATCCAGCTATTGAAAAGCGTCTTAAGTTTACTGGGGTACCCACTATCTTAGCGATAAACCCAAACCCTGACTTACCACCGCGTAAGCCGGCAAAGTTTGTGTCCATGCCAGAACCCAAAGATCCACATAAGAAGACTTGGTACAAAGTCCGGGACATAAAGAAGTTTATTGAAGAAGAGAGGATAAAGTGAATAGCAAGTACAACTTGGCATATGACGATGTATTGTTGCGCCCACAATATTCAGACATAAGGAGCAGATCGGAAATTGACATATCCTCAGACTTGGAGCGCGGCGTACTTCTTAAGCTGCCTATCTTTGCCTCTCCAATGGACACAGTATCTGAAGGAGCCATGGCAAACGCAATGGGATTTTGTGGCGCCAGCGCGATTCTTCATCGTTATAATACAATCGAGGGACAAGTGGACGAAGCAAACAAGGTCGCATCTCCACGTATGATTGGAGGCGCCATCGGTGTCTCCGGAGATTATTTAGAAAGAGCGCATGCGCTGGTAGAAACTGGCATAGATTTTTTGTGCGTCGATGTTGCTCACGGACACCACATAATGATGAAAGAAGCTCTACAAGCGCTAAGGCTTTTATTCGGCGACGAATACCACATTATGGCCGGAAATGTAGCAACTTTACAGGGTATCAATGACCTCGCCGACTGGGGCGCCAATAGCGTCCGGTGCAATATTGGCGGTGGTTCCATCTGCTCGACGAGAATCCAGACCGGTCACGGGTTACCTGGACTACAAACTATAATCGAATGCGCACAGACAGACAGGGATGTTAAAATTATTGCTGACGGTGGTATTAAAAATTCTGGTGACGTCGTCAAGGCGCTAGCCGCCGGCGCCGATGCCGTAATGGTAGGATCTTTACTCGCCGGCACAACAGAAACACCCGGTTCAATTAGTAAAGATAACCATGGTCAGGCTTGGAAAGAGTATCGCGGCATGGCTTCTAAGGAAGCTCAAATATCGTGGCGCGGAAAATACTCTTCGTTCGAAGGTGTAGCCAGCAGGGTGCCTTATCGCGGCTCAGTTAGGGTTGTGATGGAAGATATTGAGAGAGGCATCCGCTCTGGATTCTCATACTCAGGCGCCCGAAACCTGAGAGAACTACAAGCTAAAGCTAAGTTTCTGATACAAACAACTTCTGGGCTTTCCGAGAGTCGTACCCATATCACTACGAGGAACTGGTGATGCCACCCGAGATAGACTACGGCAAGCTAACAAAGCGGATCGTCTTTACTGAGAATGATCACAGGCACGCACAGTTGGTATTGAAACTAAAACACGATGGTATGAAACAATCACAGTTTTTTCGTTCAATAATTACTGCCTATCTTTCTGGAGACGAGAGGATACAATCATATATTGATGAAGTTAGTTCTTTGTCAAAAGATCGTAAAGCAAAGTCTAAAAAGCTGCGTACTTCTGGAGAGCAAAAAGTAAGAGACTTTGGGTTCACAGATGGCGAGATAGACAATATATTTGATCTGATAGAAGAGGAGCACCCAGAGTTATGAAAAAAGATGGACTTCGGCTATGCTCCCGAAAATGCATAGAATTAAAAACGGCATGCCCTAACGAAGAATGCCGAATGTGGATAGATTTTAAAAATGAGTACAACTGTACTTTAATATCTATTTACGAAAACGGACCAATGACCTTGCGTGAAATTGCTGAGCGCTCTGGTATATCATTTGCAAGAGTAAAACAGATAGAAACGAAGGCAGTTGGCAAGATTAAAAACACTAAAATTTTGAGTTGTTTTGAATTTTAGGGAACTATAAGCAACTGAACACTATTTATATTTGAGTTTTCGAAAACCTTAAGGGAGAATTTATAATGGCTCGTAAAAATTTATTAACAGAGAGCGAATTACGTCGCTTCATGACACTCGCTAGCATACGTCCGCTTGGCGAGAAGAAGATTCAGGAGATGGGATACGGCGGCAATGCCCCACCCGGTGCCCGTGATCCTGAAGAAATGGTGGACGATGAAGAAGAAATGGACATGGGTGATATGGGTGCTGAAGAAGCTCCTGTTGACGAACTACCCATGGACGATGAACCACCGATGGACGACGAGCCAGCAATGGACGCCGAACCAGAAGGTGACATGGAACTTTCTGATGATGAAGCACAGGCTATTATCGCCTTGGCCGACAAACTTCGCGCTGCCATGGGCGGTGAAGAAGGTGACGCTGAAATGGAGTTGGAACCAGAAGATGACCTCGAAGCGCCGGAAGGGGGTGATACCGAAATGGACACAATGGACGCTGAAGAGGAAGAAGACCCCATGTTAGAAGGCGAAAAAGATGATGATGATGAAGATGAAGAAGCTATCGTCGCTGAAGTTGCACGTCGTGTAGCTGCTCGCCTCAAAGCTGAAAGCAAAAAGGAAGTGATTGTCAACCAGCTTGCTGAAAGAATTATGAAGAGACTCTCAAAGTAATTTGACAAAAGATAACGAGCCTGTTATAATAATATTAACCATTAGTCACCTGACTAGTGGTTAATTTATTTGGAGGACGTATTGGGACATATTTGGTGGTTGTACCTGCTGGTTTTTGTATTTGGATACTTTACCTGCAAAACATTTTATCTCTTTAGAGAGGTGCGAGTAGGGCTTGTAATGCTTAAGTTATCGCACTATCTGAGTCTCTATACCTTGGTCAAAGGTATTGAAAGCTTAGAATATACAAAATCTATACGGATCGGCGAGATGCGCCGCACGGTAGAATCAGAAAGAAATATCAAGGCTTATCAATTAAATTTTGATGCGGATATAAAACTTTATAAAGATAAGTCAATCAGGGAGATAATTAATATACATCCCAAGTTTTATCACGATCTTTTTAAGTATGATGACTGGGAGTCCGCAATGCGCCTCTTGAATGAGGAGGGCATTGAATATATAAAACGTTTCAACAACAAAGAGGGAACTCAAAATGATTAAAGAGATTAAGGAAGTGATCAAGACCTTGATTAATAATGAGAAGAAAACAGAGAGTGAATCTCCTGAAGTCGCCGCCCAAAAGATAGTTGTCCTCGACCCCTCCGCTTTTGTGGAAGAGTTAGCGGATGAACCGGAGCCGATGAATACTATCGGACTATTCTGCGATGTGACTGAAGAGAAAGTGGCGGAGGTTATTCACGGGCTCCTGTACCTTGACCACTTGTACAGCGCAACTCCAGAAAAAAGAAAGCCAATCGATTTTTATGTATCGACATACGGTGGCTCAGCCGATGACATGTTTTCGTTGTACGATATTATGCGCAATATAAAGACTAATAACGAAATTCATACAATAGGTATGGGAAAAGTAATGTCGGCGGGAGTCTTGATATTGGCAGCAGGAACTCATGGTCAGCGAAAGATCGGAAAGAATTGTCGTGTTATGATCCACTCTGTCTTAGGTGCAAACCATGGATCACTACATAATATGATGAACGAAATGGAAGCGATTGAGCAATTGCAGGAAATGTACATCGACTGCTTATCTGCAGAGACCAAGATGTCGAAGTCACAAATCAAGAAAATGCTTGATCGGAAAGTAAATGTCTATTTAACTGCTGAAGAAGCTGTCGAATTGGGCATCGCTGACATAATTATCTAAGGAGAAGAGCATGTCTGAATTATCTGAGATTATAAAAGAAGAATACCTAAAGCAAATTAATAATTTCAATTTGTCCGTGTTGGTAGAGATGGTAGAAGAGGTGCTGTCATCGCAGACCAATGAAGAGGTCGAACCCCCACCGAACTTACCTGATGACGATGACGCGGTATTAGAGATGGTCTTAAAGATGATACCGAATATAGAGGTGTCAGAAATCGGATGGTCTGATGTACGCACTACTGATGAGGGTGTGGAGATTAAAGGCGCCCAAAGAACGTTGTTGGAGGATTATCTCAAGAACATTCAAGGATCTAATTTCACAGATAAAATTGCCAGTGTGTCCAACTTTTATGAGAATGGGCTATCCATGGTAACCGAATCCGCCGGCAGCGATCGCACGGCACGTATTGTACAGGCGATGTCCTATCTTGTATTCTATAAAACGCTCACAAAAGTTATCACAAATTTTAACGCGTCCTCTGCCGGATTCAGTTTCGAATCTTTCTTAGCGGCATTAGTTGACGGAGAGCAAATTCCAACTGGCAATAAGACGATCGCGGACTACGTGGATCGGTCATCTGGAGAAACCATACCCGTTAGTTTGAAGTTATACCGAGAGGGAGGTCTGGAAGTTGGTGGTAGTTATACCGATTTGGTTAACGATATGATCAACCCAAGTTATCCCACAGCTATCAATGGTGGTATGCGTTATGTTGTGTGCACAAAGATGCTCGAAGGTAAGGGTCTAGATATAGAAGGAAAGATTAACTTCTATCAGTTTGACTTTAACTTGGCTAATATCGGCGACATTCTTTTGAAATCTAAACACCCATATGTGATAAGAATGCCTCAGTCCGTTATAAGCGCGCTGGCTTCTGGTCAACAATCTGGCGCCGTCGAATTGCTTGGGCTATCCACGGCCGATAAAGTATTATCAGCCGAGGAGTTGACACCGTTATTCAACAAAGCGCTGTATGCTCAAATTGAGAGCCTTGCAGACGCAAACCCAGAGAATCTGATTAATCGGATAGATGACGAGGCTTTTAAGAAACTCACAGACGCCCTTAATTGGGAGAAGAATGATGATCTATTTAATGGGAAAAAGACACGCGGCTCTGTTACAATGAACAAAGCAAAAGTTGGCTCTTGGACCAGCGGCAACTACAGCAAAATACCCGAAATACACAGCTTACTCAAACAGGCAATTGTCGACGCCAACACTGCTGTCGTAAAATCTCAACAAGCTGCCGCTAAAAAGAGTGAAAGAAATCAGCAAATTGATGATATGGTCTCGAACCAGGAATTTCTTTCTGCTGAAGAGTCTGCCCGGCAATATAAGATGCTTGGGTCGGCACAGAAAAAGCAAGC